CAATATTATTTGAAGGTACATTCCAAGTTACACTAGCTTGACCATTACCTGCAATTGCTGTTACATTAGCTGGTGCTGTAGCTGGTGCTGTAGCTGGTGCTGTAGCTGGTGCTGTAGCTGGTGCTGGTGCTGGTGCTGGTGCTGGTGCTGTTGCTGTTGCGGGTGCTGGTGCGGATGCTGTTGCTGTTGCTGTTGCTGTTGCGGGTGCTGTTGCTGCTGCTGCTGCTGCTGCTGCTGCTGCTGCTATTGCTGCTGCTGCTGCTGCTGCTGCAATATTAGGTATTACTGAATTAGATGTAGATGCAGAAGTTACTATTGAAGGACCTACTGTATTTGTTGCTTGTACAGTAAAAGTATAACTAATACCATTTATTAATCCAGGAACTATTGCAGTTATTGTTCCTGTTAAACCATTTACTGTTGTTGATGTTGCGGGTACTGTTGTTACTGATGTTGATGATGTTAATAATGTTGTTGAAAAGGTAGAAGCATTAACAATTACTGTATTTGTATTTACATTATTTTTTATTAAATAACTAGATATATTAGTACCATTATTTGCAGGTACAGTCCAAGTTACACTAGCTTGACTATTGCCTGCAACTGCTGTTACATTAGTTGGTGATAATGGTACTAATGTATTAACATCGGTATCCGTAAATGATTCAAAATTATTATTTAAACAATCAAGTAAAATAAAACCAATAGAAATTACAGAAACTATAAGAATTAAATCCATTTTACTTATTTCTTTAGATGGAATTATTATCATTAATGTATAAACAATACCTATAAAAATTATATACTTGACCAAATCTTTTAAAGTAAAAACTATTTTCATTATAATGTATGTTAGAAAAAACTAAATTTAAATTATATTTTATATTTTATATTTTAAGGAGTTATTAAACATTTTATTAAAATGAAAAAAGTTATTAATAATGTAATAAATGAAGATTTTAAGAATTCGGTATATTGTAATTTAGACAATAATTCACTATTTACATTTTGAATTTCATTAAATAGATAAATACCACTTAATACAATAACTGATTTTAATCCAGAGTCTATTATATTTTGTTTAAAATTAATTTCCTTTCTATCACTAAATTTCATAATATAATTATAAATAAATTGAATTAAACCAATTATTAAAGAAATACTTATATTAATTAAATACGGATTTTTTAATAATTTATCTAATTCGAGAGTAGGAATTAAATATTGTAAAGAAACAAAAATAATTATTAAATTAACTAATTTATTCATTATACTAAATTAGAAAATTTAATAATTATTTTTTAATTATTTTTTTTTATTATAAATTATTATTAAAACTAAAATTATTATTATTAATACCAAGTTTATAGAATACATAATAAAAAGTAAAGATACATAAGGATATATACGATCTGTAAATTTTTTTAAAACAGGTTCAACTATTTCATTTTCAATTAAATCTTTATTTTCTTGTTTTTTAATTTCAACTGCCGTTTTTTTAACAAAATCTTTAATTAATTTATCCATCATTTATAATTTATTAGATAAATAATTTTTATATTATATCAAAAACGAATATTTATTTAAAATAAATTTATATATTTATAGTAGATGATTATAATAAAAGATAATAATGTAGTATATAGATTAGGTAGAAATGCAAAAGAAAATTTTAAATTAATAGATGAAGCTATTTCAGATGATTGGTGGTTCCATTTATGTGATTATCCATCAGGACATTGTATTATTGATTCAAATATTATTGATAAAAGCATGATAATTTTTGCTGGAAATCTTGTAAAAAAATATTCTAAATTAAATAGTTGTAAAAATATTAAGATTGTTTATACTCAAATTAAAAATATAAAAAAAACAAAAATACTAGGTCAAGTTATTGTAAAAAAATACGAAGGCTCTATAATTATTTAATTTAATATAAAGTTGGATATTTTAATTTATATTTTTCTGCAGCTTTTGAAAAACATACATGGTAACTATATGATATCCATCCAACAATAATAATATTAACTATTAAACTAGTATACATTCCCATGTTACCAAAATTAGAATAACCAATTAAAGCTGTACCAATAGTCCATAATAATGCTATTTTTAAATAATCAGATAATGCATATGCTGCATTTTGTAAAGTTTCTTGATCTTTAGAAAAATTCATAACTGAAAATTTAGAACTCATTTCAACAGAACCTATTGAAAATTGAATGGAACCAAATAAAATTGCTTCTCCAATTACTTTATATATATCATGATTAGCCATATATTCATATTTAGATATTAATTTTAATTTTAAATTAAGTAAAAATTAATTAAAAATTGATTTAAAAATTTATTATAAAGAAATCTATACTAATATAAATAAATGTCTACAGAATCAAAATATTATGTTGAAGAAATTAAAAAAATTATTAATATAGAATTTAAGGTCTTTACTAATAAAGAAATAAAAAATTATTCTGCTGTAAGCTCAGATGCTTTTGGAATCAACTTGGCTGAATCATATGAAAATTATGAACCAAAAAAAGGTGGTTTAGTAGATTTAAGAATGGGTACATGTGACCCTTACTTAAATTGTACTACTTGTGGATTAAATTATATGGATTGTCCTGGACACTTTGGACATATAGAACTTGCAGAACAAGTTTTTCATTATGGTTTTCTTGATCACCTTAAATCATTATTACAATGTATTTGTATTAAATGTTCAAATATATTAGTTGAAAAAAATGATGAACAATTTAAAAAAGCTATTAATAAACGTTCCGAAGCACGATTTAAAGAAATTAAAAATTTAACAAAAAATATAAATTTCTGTTGGAATTGTGGCACACCTGTTCCTAAAATTAGAAAAGAAATTAATGCTACTAAAATTTCAATTAGTTTAATTATAGAAAGAGAAGTAGGTATTCAAATAACTAATGATAAAACAGGTGAAATATCAGAAGAAACAAAAAAAATTACAGAAATTATAACACCAAGAGATTGTTATAATATTTTAAGAAATATTTCTGATACAGATTGTTTACTTTTAGGTTTTAATCCTAAATCAGCAAGACCCGAAGATTTAATTATTAGTAGATTTCCTGTTCCACCTGTCATTATTCGCCCTACTTCGCGTATAGATTTTTATGTATTTTCTACTATGGAAGATGCTTTAACTCTTAAAATTTCAGATATTGTAACTGCAAATAAACGTTTGAGAGCTCAAATGGACAAAGAAACTATTAAGAATGATATTGGTAATTATTCAAATACAGCAAATGCTTTATTGCAATATCATGTTGCAACTTTCTTTGATAATGAATCAATAACACTACCTCGTTCAGAATTTAAAACAGGTAATCCAACTAAAAGTATTTCTGATCGTATTAAAGGTAAAAGTGGTCGTGTTAGAAGTAATTTACTGGGTAAACGTGTTGATTTTTCAGGTCGTTCTGTAATTACAGCAGACCCTTATATTAATATTGATCAATTAGGTGTTCCAAAGAAAATTGCAATGGAATTAACAATTCCTGAAGAAGTAACACCATTTAATATAAAATATTTATCTAATTTAATTAAAAATGGTAGAGATATTTATCCTGGTGCTAATTTTATATTAAGAGTTAATTATCGTGATGGTAAAACAGAAGTTCAAAAAATTGATTTGAAATATAGAAAAAAATCTATTATATTAAATATTGGTGATGTTGTTGAAAGACACTCTGTTAATGGTGATTATGTACTTTTTAATCGACAACCAACTCTACATAAACCATCTATGATGGCACATGAAATTCACGTATTAGATATTGATGATGCAAATACGTTTAGAGTAAATGTTTCAGCTTGTAAACCATATGGTGCTGATTTTGATGGAGATGAAATGAATATTCACTTGGCCCAATCAATTCAAGCACGTAATGAGCTAAAACGTATTGCAAACGTTAAATATCAAATTATAGGTGTAAAAGATTCAACCCCAATTATTGGTTGTCAACAAGATGCATTAGCAGGTGCATTCTTGTTAACACAAAAAGATATTAGAATTAAAGGTAGTGATGCTGCAAATCTTTTAGCAAATACAACATCAGAAACTAAAGAAAATATTGAAATGAACAAAGAATATACTGGTCAAGAAGTTTTTTCTCATATAATTCCATCAGGAATTAATACTATTAAAAAAAATGATAAAGGAGAAATTATTTTCCAAATTAAAGATGGTAATTTATTAACAGGTGTATTAGATAAATCATCTTTATCTACTGCCAAGAATACTATTATTCATTTTATATGGGATAAATATGGTCCAAATAAAACCAGACGTTTTATTGACGATGTTCAAAAATTAGTACTTAATTTTTTATTACAAAGAGGTATGACAGTTAGTTTTAAGGATGCCTTTTTAGATAAAACTTTTGAAGAACAAATTAAAAAAGTATTAGATAGTGTTGTATTAGAAAATAAATATATTTTAACACAATATGAAAATGATGATGAACAAATTTCTTCTGCTATTATTGAAAATAGTTTATATTCACAAATGAATGCAATTGGTAGTGATGTTGGAGCAACTTTAAAAAAATTATTAAATGTATCTAATTCTTACTGGGCTTTAATGCAAGCTGGTTCAAAAGGTTCAGAAACTAACTTACAACAAATTATGGGTTGTATCGGACAACAATCTTTAGAAGGTAAACGTATTCTTAAAAAAATAGAAGGTCGTTCTTTAGTATACTTTCATAAAGATGATGATACACCAGAAGCAAGAGGTTTTACACGTTCATCTTTATTAGATGGTCTTAAAGGTTATGAAGCATTTATTTTTACTTGTGCAGGTCGCGAAGGTCTAATTGATACTGCTATTAAAACTGCTCAAACCGGTTATATTCAAAGAAAACTTATCAAAGGTTTAGAAGATTTAAGTATTAAATATGATGGTACTAATAGAAATTCTAGAGGAGTTATTATTCAATATGTTTATGGTGAAAATGGTATTAACCAAGCATGTCAATCAGAAGTTAAATTATCTATAATGGAAATGGATAATGAAAATATTAAAAAGACATTTAGTTTTACTGACGAACAATTAAAAAAAATAGAAAAGAAACATAAAATATCAATAAAAGATTTGAAGAAAAGTAATGATAAGTATTTAGAAAAAATGAAAAATTATAGAGATGAAATGAGAATGATTCAATGCAAAGCCTTAATGAATTTTAAAACTATGGAAGAAAAATTTATGATTCCAGTTAACTTATTTCGTATTACTCAAGACTATTCAAGTAAAGGAGAAAACTTAGAATTACAACCAAAAGATATTGAAGACAGTATTGAAGAATTTTTAGTTTCACCAGAAACTAAATTATTACCTGGTGCAACTAGAGGTATAAAACGTTTAATAGAAGATGATAAATCTTTAAAATACATTTTAGAAATTGCATTATATGAATATTTATCACCAAATAAATGTATTTTTGAATATGGTTTATCAAAAGAAAAATTAAAAGATTTATGGAAAGAAATCACATTAAGTTTTATTAAATCAATTGCAGAACCAGGTGAAATGGTTGGTATTCTTGCAGCCCAATCTATTGGTGAACCAACTACACAGCTTAACTTGAATACTAAACACTTTGCTGGTGTAGCTTCTAAATCTAGTACAGTATCTGGTGTACCTCGTATTATTGAACTTTTATCTTTTAGTAAATATATAAAAACACCACAAATGTTAGTATACTTTAATGATGATATTAGAAGTGAAAGAAATTCAGTTAATAAAATTGCATCTTATTTCAAATACCTATCAATTGGACAATTAATTGATTCAGCCGAAATTTATTATGACGTAGGAACTGATAAAAAATTAGCATCTGATAATGTATCATCTCCTTTTTTCATAAATAATCAAAAAGCAGAATTATCTTCTTTACCATTTATTTTTAGAATTAAAATGAATTTAGAAAAGATGTTGGATAAAGAAACAACATTACTTGATATTAAGACCAAGTTTTATTCATTTTGGCATAAAAATTATAATAATACTAAAACAATGAAGAAAAATGAAAAAGATATTTTTAATAAAATTAGTAGATGTGCTATTTTAAGTAATAGTACTGCAGATAAAGAGCAAATTATTCATATTAGATTTTCTATGTCATCTTTTAATTATCAAATATTAGTAGATTTTCTTAATATTGTATTAGAAGAAATTACATTGAAAGGTATTGATGGTATAAATGATATTAATATGGAAGAACAACGTGTATTAGTATTTAATAAAGATACAGGTGCATCTACTGTTGAAAAAGAATTTGTTGTAACAACAAGTGGTATTAACTTGGAAAAATTAAGATATATGAAAGGTATCAATCATTCAAGAATTTCAGTAAATGATATTTTTACAGTATATAGAAACTATGGTATTGAAGCTACTAGACAAATTTTAATGATTGAATACTTTAAAGTATTAGGTGATAAATTAAACAGCACTCATTTAGCAGTATTAGTTGATATGATGACTCATAATGGAGAAACTACATCTATAGATAGACATGGTTTATCTAAATTAGAATCTGATCCTTTAGCTCGCGCATCATTTGAACAAACTATGGATCATTTTATTAATGCTGCTATTTTTAATGAAAAAGATACTATGAAATCAATTTCATCTAATATTATGTTAGGAAAAGTTATACCAGGTGGTACAGGATGTTTTGATCTTTTATTAGATACACATAAATTAGAAAACTCTGAATATACATCAGATGAAACTGGTGGTCGTGTAACATTTATACCATTAGAAGAAGATGCTATTCTTAAGGATATTATTAAATATGGAATTAATCAACCAGATTTTTTCATACCAAAATAATTATATAAAAAACTAACATTTATATAAGAACTATTACTTTATAAAAAAATTGCAAATTTTTTTTTATAAAATATTAATAAAACTAATTAAAATGATATGTGAAACAGATGCTTACATACCATTAACTTTTTGTGACTTACCAAATGAAATTATTCAAATTATTATTGGTTATCTACGGAGTGACAAACGAATAAAAACTAAAATGACTTGTAAATTAATGTATAATCTTGTCGAGGATTTTCCATTTGATATTGCTAAAAAAATGTTGTTTAAAAATTTTGGTATATTTACATTTTGTACCTATTGTGCTAATTGTAATTGTTGTGATGATACAGAGGATGTGTTTTATCGTCATTATCGTAAAGGTGACTCCTATTATGAACATATTTACCAACTTGCATTAAATAAAACAGAAATAATAATTAACAATAAATGTCACACTGTTAGAACACATTATTGTAGTGAATGTTTTAAAAAATATGTTTTAGTAGGCGAACGAGAAAATGTCAGGCATAATTATTCTTGGATAGATGAAGTAAATATAACCTATGATTAATAAGTCTATGTCATTTTTTATCATTTGATTCTTAAAATATATATTAATGTCAGTGTCAGATTTAAATTATAAAAATAAATATTTAAAATATAAAAATAAATATTTAAATTTACAAAGTCAACTAGAGGGCATTAATGCTACTGGTGGTGGTTTTTTAGATAGTTTTAAAAGTATGTTTTTACCTGAACCTTTACCTGAATCTAAACCTGTATCTAAACCTGAATCTAAACCTGAATCTAAACCTGTACCTAAACCTAGTATACCAGACGAGTTAATAAGTTCTATGTTATTTTATTCAAATTCTTTACCAATAAGTAGAGAAACAAAAAGAATAAT